AGACGGCGGTATGGCATCTAAGTGCATGCCGGGTATGTCAGGTACAGGCAGACGTTCTAGCCAAGACTACGGGAAATAAAAAATGGGATACGCACCAGATTGGAATCGCAAAAGCATGGCGAAGACCGGAGGCTCTAAGGTCAAAGAAGGTATCGTCAGCAAACCATTGTTTCACGGCGCAACAGAGAACCAACCTTCTCGTGAAGTAAGACGCTTCGCTGATGGCGGAGAAGTTTATGACGAGACAGATAAAGGAATGTTTGGTAACGACATCAAGTTTCGTACCGACTACTCCGGCCCTGAAGCTCGCAAATACGTAGCTACTCCTCAATCACCTATGGGTGGCAGCGGTCCTTCTGAGACTCGTTACTACAGCATGGACGATGTAAAGAACTTCTTTACAGGTGGACGTAAGCAAGAAGCTGATACTGTATCTACAGCTCCAGCACCTAAGACAAGTGGTGAGCCTGCTCCAAGCGCAGAGAACGAATCTCGCAAGATGAACATTGCTGCACCAGCTGTTAAGGCTTCAACCGAGCCAACTAAAGAAAGCGGAGTATTCTCTAATTTTAAGTCTACCGCTCCTAAGTTCGAACGTGCTGATGTAGAAAAATCTGCTCCAGTAGAAGCAGCCAAGCCATCAAGAAGAGCAGCATCAAGCCCAGCAAGAACTGCTGAATCTGCTCCAGCAAGATCTACATCTTCTACTGCACCAGCAAGAGGATCGGCTCCAGAGGCAAGATCAACATCAACCAGATCTAATACGTCTGGAAGAGTTTCTGCTGAGCCAGTAAGTGAGGCAGATGTTACTGCAGCTCAAGAAGCTGGAACTAAATTCGCTACGCTAGCAAACTACGTAAAGAATTTACCAGCAGGAACTTCTCCTGAAGACAGGGCAAGAATTGGTCAGTTGATGCGTGATGCTCAGACGGACTATGAAAACAAAGCAAAGAAGGTTCGCCGTCCGTGATAGCGCAACCAGATAAACGAGTCATCCAAGCTTTAAACACTTTGGATGGCAATGCAGATTTCGATGTGATCAAGCAATGGCTGGGGATCACTCTAAAAGATTTACAAGAGAACGGTGCTTATACCAAGGACGAGGTTCAATCTCGCTGGAATCAAGGCGCCTCTCAGTTGATCTTGGAGTTCCTCAAGAAAGCTGACACAGCAAGAGAAACACTTAAAAAGTTTTAGCCCGTTGGGCGACCCGTGCTAACCGGTTTTAGTTAGCAATAATGAACACTGGTTTTGTAAACGCAGATTACCTTTCGAGGGCTCTGTTATTTACGAGATCCGGCTCATGGAGAATGTATGGCAATTCCACGCGCAGTCCGAGAAGCGGCTGAAAAAGCCGAAGCACTTCACAAGCAGGTTTATGAGAAACCCGCCGACGAAGAAACAAAACCTCAGCCTCCAGCTGAACCAGAACCTGAAACGACTCCCGCAGTCGATCCTGATCCACAGCTTCCGAATTCGGATGCTTCTGCTGTTGCTCCACCCAGCGAGCTGCCAGACCAGCAGAAAAAGGATGATCAATGGGAACACCGATATAAGGTAATCGAGGGTAAGTACAGAGCAGAGGTACCGCGATTAGCGGCGGACAACCGAGAGCTTCGTCAGAAACTTGACGCTCTTTCGCAAGAACTAGAGAGTATGAAGAGTCAGGCGAGTAAGCCGAACTCCTCACTCATCAACCAAGAAGATCGAGAAAAGTATGGAGATGATCTGCTCGACGTTATGAAGCGAGCAGCCCAAGAGCAAGTCTCTTCTAAGGATCAAGAGATAGCCGAACTAAAGCGTCGTCTAGATGAGGTGAACTCCACCACAAATAGAAACGTAGAGGTTGGCTTCTACGATCAGTTAGGAAGATTAGCACCTGATTGGGTTACCATCAACTCCGACGATAACTTCCTTCGCTGGCTTGATGAATATGATGAGCTGACAGGCAAGACCCGTCAAGACCTCCTCTCAGAAGCGGAAGCATCGCGAGACGCTGAACGTGTAGCTCGGTTCTTTAGCAAGTGGAAAGCAACGCAACAACAACACGTTGCTACCAGTAATAAGGCACTCGAATCGCAAGTAGTTCCTGACTCTAATAGAGTTGTGACTGCTCCAGCGGGTAAGAGGTTCTTCACTCGTCAAGACATCGTAAACTTTTATGCGGCGGCAAGACGAGGAGAGATAAACTCAAAAGACATGGTAGCGATGGAATCCGAAATCCACGCTGCGACTATCGAAGGCAGAATACGCTAGCCTTTGATACTAGTAGCACTGATATTTGTTAGGAGCATTAAAAATGGCAATTCCAGTATCTTCTGGTTATCCCCAGTATTCTTACAACGCAAACCCTACCGGCTCAGCATTTATTCCTGAGATCTGGTCTGGTAAGCTTCAAGTTAAGTTTTACAAGAGCACCGTTCTCGGTGAGATAACCAACAACGATTGGGAAGGCGAAATCAAGAACCAAGGCGACACGGTTCATATTCGTTCAATCCCAACAATCACAATCTCTAACTACACCAAAGGTATGAACCTGAGCAATCAAGTTCCTACTTCTACTCCAATCGAGTTGACTATCGACAAGGGTAAGTACTTCTCTGTTATCGTTGATGACGTTGATGAAGTACAGGCAGATATTCGTTTAATGGATATCTTTACCAATGACGCTGGTGAGCAAATGAAGATTGCAATCGACGGTGACGTTTTAAACAACGTTCCTGCTGATGCAGCTGCTGCAAACAAAGGTACCGCAGCTGGTGCAATCTCAGGCAACATCGACTTAGGTACAACTGGTGCTCCTTTAGAAGTAGACCGCAACAACGTTTTGGATGTTATCCTGAACGCTGGTCAAGTTCTCGATGAGCAGAACGTTCCAGAAGATGGTCGTTGGATGGTTGTTGCTCCTTGGTTCACAACTCTGTTGAAACAATCTGATCTGCGTCAAGCTTACTTGACCGGTGACGACACTTCACCTTTGCGTAACGGTAAGATCGGTATGATCGATCGTTTCACATTGTATGTAAGCAATAACATCACCAAGGTTACTGCTGACAATGCTTACCACTTCTTGGCTGGTACTCGCGATGCAATCTCTTTTGCATCACAGATCACCAACGTTGAAACCTTACGTGCTCAAACCACATTCGGTAACATCGTTCGTGGCTTGAATGTGTACGGCTATTCTGTTGTTAAGCCTGAAGCACTCGTAGACATCTACGCTGCTAAAGCTACTGCGTAAGCAGTGCTGAGTATGGGGGAGTGGAGTAATTCATTCCCCCATTTATTTATTATGAGGATGTATGCAAAAACTACTACTGCAAAACACAACTGGCGCCGTATATCCGTGGAGTGAAAGTCTAGCTAAGCGCAAAGACATGGTTGACTACGAGCCAACAAAAAAAGAAGTTAAGACTTCTGAAAATGTAGAAGACGTATCAAATAAAAATAAAGAAAAAGAAGTAGTAGAAAAAGAAGTTCTGACCACCAAAAGCGGGAAGAAGAGCAATGAAGTCAAAGTCGAAAGTTAATGAGGCTGGAAATTACACAAAGCCATCTTTGAGAAAAAGACTTTTCAATGAGATAAAGTCCAGCGGAAAGGGCGGATCTCCCGGAGAGTGGAGCGCAAGAAAAGCTCAGATGCTCGCTAAGGCTTACAAAGAAGCTGGTGGCGGCTACAAGGACTAGGATGAAAAAATCTCAAAAGTCTCTAAAAGATTGGACAGATCAAAAGTGGACAACAAAGTCCGGTAAGCCATCAACTCAAGGTCCTGACGCTACTGGAGAAAGATATCTGCCAGAGAAAGCAATCAAAGACTTGACTCCTGATGAATATGCGGCGACGACAAAAGCTAAGCGACAAGCAAAAGCAAAAGGTCAGCAAGTTTCAAAGCAGCCGAAGAGCATAGCAAAGAAAACCGCTAAGCACAGATAGTCCTGAAAGGAATCAAAATGCAGAAAAAGCAGGAGAGTCCGAACAAGCACAAGCAGCCTAAGGAACGTAAGAACAAGAAGGCTCTTCCTAATCTGCACAATGTAATTAAGGGAAGGAAAAGGAAATGAGCTTCTATATCGCCGTCCTTTTCTTTTGCGTTAATGAGTCTTGTATATTCTATAAAGAGGACCAGATCTTTCAAGACGAGAGATCTTGTTACTCTGTAGTTACGGCTAGAGTAAAAGAGCTAAGCGATAAGAATATAAGTTCTCACGGAGTATGTATGGAAATGATGATGGGTAAGCCAGCATGAAAGCATCGAATGTCAAAAAAGAAGACGGCAAATTAATTTATCGAGGTCATGCTTTTCCCGGATTTAATAAGCCAGTCAAAGCTCCACCCGGAGGCACTCATAAAAAGATGGTGCTTGCAAAGAAGGGCGACGAAGTAAAGCTAGTGAAGTATGGTCATAGAGAATATGAAGACTTCACACAACACAAGGACCCAGAGCGCAGAGAGAATTATCTAAAGCGTTCGGCTGGGATAAAAGACAAAAGCGGCAAGCTAACTAAGGACGATGTATTCAGTGCGAATCATTGGGCTAGGAAAGATCTCTGGTAATGGCAACCTTCCAAGACGTAATAGACAGCGTTAGAGTGGACCTACAAGATTCTGCTGGTATCCGCTACACGACAACACAATTAATTGGGTATGCAAATGACGGCATTCAGGAAGCTTATCGTATTCGTCCGGACTTCCGTCTTGGTAACTACACTGCGGCTCCCGTCACCTACGTGGCTTCCGATAATGTTCCTTTGCCAGCCCAGTATCAAATGCTTCTCACCCACTACGTATCATTCCGCTCAGAGATGAGGGATGACGAGTACTCAATCGATGGACGTGCATCAGCAATGCTTGCTCGATTTCAGACGGAGTTGGCACGATGACAGCGCACACCAGCTTCTTAGACTATGTTCTCCCTCAAGTTCCCGGTGCCACCAATGAGATGGCTCTACTTGAGATTAAGAACACAATCATCGACTTCTGCGAGAAGTCACTAATTCTACAGATAGATCACGATCCCATAACAGCAATCAACGGTATTATGGATTATGATCTTGAGCCACCTAGCGGAAAGCTTGTCATCAAAATAATAAGGTCTTGGTATAAAGGTTTCGAACTTGAGCCTGTTGGACCTGACGAAATCCATACGCCATCAATATACAACCCAAACTCTGGTGCGTTAGTAAGGCGCGAAGACCCTAGACTTATTACGCAAAAAGACGCTCGAACATTCTCTGTGTATCCAATACCTAATGAGACTGTTTCAAATTCAATTACCTTGCGGGTAGCGCTTAAGCCAACTAGAACATCGACAACAATAGACGACTTCATATTTGAAGATTACGCCGAGACTATTGGGCATGGCGCTATCTCCCGCTTGGCTTTATCTCCAGATAAGCCTTACTCTAATCCACAGTTGGCGGCAGCTCGTAATGCTCTCTATCTAAGTGGCTTGAATGTAGCCAGAGATAGAGCACTAAAAGGTTACGTGCGTACAAACAAGCACGTCCAGATGCGGAGAATTTAATGACAGACAAAATAAGACTAGTGCGCGGAGATACAAGACCTGCACTTATTTGTACAATTACAGATGAAACAACTGGCGGACCAATTGGTCTTACCGGAACAACGACGTCTCTTAAGTTTCGACTTGCTGGGGCTACCGAGCTAACAGGAACATTGATTGGTGTTGTGACCGATGGACCTAACGGAGTTGTGCAGTTCAACTGGTCTGACGATCCAACCATTTTAGATGGACCAGCCGGAGACTACGAAGGCGAGATCCAGATAGAATTTCCAGACGAAACAATTCAAACTGTGTATGACTTACTAAAGTTTAAGCTACGCGAGGACTTATAAATGGATGTAACGAGAGCCGTTGTTAGAGCCGTCCAGCTAAGCGCTACGGCATCTGCGGCTCCGTTAAAAGCTACAGCACGGATAGCTAGAGGCGCATTTGCTGTATCGGAAGTAAGGCCACGAGTTGGAGTTCATTTCGTTGATCCTAAGACGGAAATGTCTTATGTGTTACCAGTCGCCGATATAAGTTACATCTTAATGGATGTTGCGGCTTATGTAGACGTAAGAGGATTGAACCCGATCGTTAGAGACATTACTCCTGTAATAGATCTAAATGAGATAATGATTGGCAAGGGATTAATTGATCCTGTCAATATTACAGACGAAATACTGCTGCAATGGGGTAGAGAGTTATACGATGTTGCTGTTGCGACAGAAAGCATCGACATCCTCATTGAGATTCTGCGTACATTCGTAGATACATATCAAGTAGAAGATGCGTGATGCGTCAACAATAGGTTTTGGACTTAATAAGAATGAAGTTATTCTTACCTCCGAGCTTTTCTCATTGATTTATGAGAAGGGATTGGCGGATGCAACGTCTCCTATTGATGTGACGGCAAAGGGTATAAGTAGAGTATCTCAAGACTCTCAATCATCTATCGATAGCAATGCAATTGGCTTTAACAAAAACGCTCAAGACTCAGTAGAAGCAACACAAGACTTTGAGTTAAGAATGCATTTCAGGAGAGTAGAGAACGAATTTGTTTCTCAACCTGATTTAAGCTCATTTAATTTCTTAAAGAGCTCTCAAGACTTTGTTTTAAATTCAGATGTAGCAAGATCAACCATTAGCAAAATATTAGTTGATGCATTCACTGCGGCAGAAAATGCCATCATAGAAATGCAGTACAACAAACTAGCTAGCGATTCTGCTAATGCTACTGATGTTAGATCTTCTAATTATGGGAAAGCAGCATCTGAAATTGCTAGCGTTTTAGATAGTTTAAGCGCTGCTGTAGATTTCAACTTGCCACTATCTGATTCGCAGAATACATCGGACGCTTTCTCGCGGATAGTGTACTGGGTAAGGCAGTTCGACGAGGTTGTGTCACTAAGTCAAACAGATGGAAAACTTAACAATGTTACGTTTAATGTTACTTGTTTGAATGATACGTTAGGCGGAGATCGAGTTTCAATTGTGGTTGGTTTAGGACCTCCTCCTCCTCAGAGAAACTGGCTATACATCCTAGACGATTACGAGGAATATAGCTTCCTTGCAAGAAAGAGCCCGGTCTTTGCAATGAATATCCTATACGGGAGTTAGAGTATGCCAGCACCAAATATTGTAAACGTAACAACGATAACTGGAAAGACATCAGTTCAAGCAACAACAACAACACCGACAGCGATCGTAACAAACTTATCAGGAAGCGCTCAGGTAATTAAGGTAAACGCGCTGTATTTAGCAAACATCGATGCAGCGAACACCGTGGATGTGGACGTGGATGTCTTTCGTTCAAGCACGGCAACCCGTATTGCTAAGGCAATTACTGTCCCGGTTAAATCGACACTAGACTACATCAGTAAGTCGATCTACCTAGAGGAAGGCGACAGTCTGAGAATTACTGCAAGCGCCAACTCCAGACTGGAATCTGTCTGTAGTTATGAGGTGATCTCGTAATGGGTCGTCAGTCAAATGGCGGGATTGTTGGTAAGTCCAATCTTCCAACAACTGTCAGTGCAATTGGCGTCTGGAATCCATTTGCTCAAGCTGTAGCAAGAATGTCTAGCACATGGCCGGGATCCATTCCGCCTCCATCTACAGTTTCTTACTTAATTGTAGCTGGCGGAGGTGGCGGTGGTCAGCAGGGAGGTGGCGGTGGTGCGGGTGGTATGCGCACATCAGCAAGCGAAGCTGTGGTTGCCGGAACGTCATACACAGTAACCATCGGGGCTGGTGGAGCTGCTAAGACGAATGGATCTGATTCTGTATTCAAGACGATCACATCAACCGGAGGTGGTACCGGTGGCTCTGAAGCTCCTTCTATCTTTAGCGCAGGCTTGGGTGGATCTGGTGGCGGTGGAGCTGTATCTGGAACATCAAGAGGTGGCGGCGGCGCAATACCCGGACAAGGTAACTCTGGTGGTAGCAACTTCACCTCAGGAAACTACGGCGGTGGTGGAGGTGGCGGAGCAGGTGCTATCGGTGGAAACGGAACAACATCTAATGGAGGCGCAGGGGGCGTTGGTGTCTCTTCCTCAATTACTGGAACTGCAACGTTCTATAGTGGGGGTGGTGGTGCAGGCATCTTCACTGCTGGAGTCGCTGGAGTTGGAGGAAATGGAGGCGGTGGCGCAGGTAGTATTGCTGGAGCAAACGCTGTGTCTGGAACTGCTAGTCGCGGTGGCGGAGGCGGTGGATCTGGTACTAGTGCAGGAGCTCCGGGTGCGGGTGGAGCAGGTATTGTCGTCATCGCATACCCAGACACCAGAGCAGACATCACAACTATTAGCGCTGGCCTCTCATACACGAAGACCACTGTTGGCGGAAACAAAATCTACACGTTCACGTCTGGTACTGGAACGATTATTTGGTAAAGAGAATATATGGCTCACTACGCGTTACTCGATGAGAACAACGTTGTCACGCAGGTCTTCCCCGGAAAGGAAGAAGGCGAGGGCGGTGTTGACTGGGAAGTCTATTACGGAGAGTTCTGTGGACAGGTGTGTAAGCGAACAAGCTTCAACACCTACGAAGGAACTCATCTGTTAGGAGGCACCCCGTTTCGAAAGAACTATGCAGGGATTGGTTACACATATGACCCTGTGAGAGATGCGTTCATCCCTCCGAAGACTGCAGACGATCTGCTGTTCGATGAAGATAGATGTACGTGGGTTGAGCCGCCTACAAACTAGGCAACAGAAAGAAACATACACACCCATCCTATGTGGGTTTTTTATTTTGCGAGGAGATACAGATGGATTTCAAAGATCAACCTAAGGCAACAGGCCGATTACTCATCGAAATTTTTGGTGAAGATGGCTCGCTAAAAGAAGCGGTTGAGATTAAGAACTTGGTTGTTGATACAGGTAAGGGCTACATTGCTTCACGCATGAAGGACGCAACTGCAACTGTTATGAGTCATATGGCAGTTGGTACAGATAACACTGCTGCAGCGGCTGGTCAAACAGCGTTAATTGCAGAAGTTGCTCGCGTAGCATTGGCATCAACAACTGTTGTTTCAAACGTTGTTACTTACATTGCTACATTTGCTGCTGGCACTGGAACTGGCGCATTGACTGAAGCAGGAATATTCAATGCATCAACAGCAGGCACGATGCTTTGCCGCACAGTTTTCTCTGTGATAAATAAAGGCGCTCTCGATTCCATGACCATCACTTGGACAGTTACATTGTCTTAATAAATAGAGGCAGTCAATGATTAAGTTTACAAATAATGCTTCCGCCAGCTTAGCTACCTCAATCAATCCATCGGTTACAGCAATTGCGGTAGTTACAGGTCAGGGATCGTATTTTCCTGCACTAAGTTCAGGGCAATACTTTTATGCGACGCTCATTGACTCTTCCAACAATTTGGAAATTGTCAAGGTAACAGCTAGAGCCGTAGATACTCTTACTGTTGTCCGAGGTCAAGATGGAACAACAGCTAGGAATTATATTGCAGGAGATAAGTTTGAGTTGCGCCCAGTTGCTGCGGCAATGGAAGCGATTGC